TGTGATGAGGCTCTAGGGGAAGTCAACTGCCAAACTATCAACAACACACTATGTTTATGAAAACTAAATTACAAACCCCCGACTGCATGCCTACCAGAGCCAATCCAACAGATGCTGGATTGGATTTAAGAGCCAGATCCACTTGCGAAATGCCTCTCAATATTAGAGTTTTGCTTGGTACAGGTGTATCAGTAAAAATTCCACAGGGTTATGTAGGCATGTTAATCCCACGCAGCTCTCTGAGCAAGAGCGGGATTATAATGACAAATTCGGTAGGCGTGATTGACAGCGACTACCGTGGAGAGATTATGGTCAGTCTCATGTATACTGGAGGACAGAATTTTAACCCTGTTATTTACCAAGGCGAACGAATTGTTCAATTGGTGATAATGCCAATTCTATTGGTAAAACCAGATGTGGGTGACTGGTCAGAAGACGAATGGAATGATACACAACGCGGTACTGGCGGATTTGGCAGTACTGGAAAGAACTAAGGAACATTATGGTACCAAGTACAAGAGCACAAGTAATAACTCGTAGGACCTATAACCGTCCTACCGACGACAGTGGGTTGAACTTTGAAACCTGGCAAGAAACAGTTGCACGAGTGATTGATCACCAAGAATGGCTGTGGCTTCGAGCAAAAGGTGATGAACTAAACGATCACGAATATGCAGAACTGTACGATCTAGAACAGTTGATGTTGGATCGCAAGGTGTTGACCAGTGGTCGCACGTTGTGGCTGGGCGGCACAGACGTTGCTAAAACTCGCGAAGCTAGTCAATTCAATTGTAGCTTTACCTGTGTAGAAACAGTATACGACGTAGTAGACGTGTTATGGCTGTTGCTACAAGGCTGCGGTGTTGGGTTCAAGCCAGTTGTAGGCACACTGAATGGATTTTCAAAACCCATCAAAAACATCAAAACTGTTCGCAGCACACGAACTGAAAAGGGTGGAAATGAACACAATGTGGAAACCTGGGACCAAGATACAAAAACTTGGACAATTCAAGTTGGTGATAGTGCCGAGGCTTGGGCAAAGAGTATTGGAAAACTATTGGCAGGTAAATACCCGGCAGAAACCTTGGTGTTGGACTTTAGTCAATTACGCCCAGCAGGAGAAAGGCTAAAGGGTTATGGATGGATTAGTAGTGGTGATGAAGCGATCAGCGTGGCTTATAGTGCTATTGCCCGTATTCTTAATGGTCGTGCCGATAGCCTTCTTACTCGGATGGACATTCTCGACATTGTTAATTGGCTTGGGACTATACTCTCTAGTCGTAGAAGTGCTGAGATTGCTCTTTTTGAATACGACCAGCCCGAGTGGAAAGAATTTGCCCTAGCCAAGAAAGATTGGTGGCTGCATGGGAACAGTCAGCGCCAACAGAGCAATAATAGCCTGGTATTCCGCAAAAAGCCTACATATGAAGAAATCAGTCAAATCTTTGACTTGATGTTGGACGCAGGCGGCAGTGAGCCGGGCTTTATCAATGCTGTTGAAGCCACTCGTCGCGCGCCTTGGTTTGCAGGCTGTAATCCATGTGTGGAAATCCTATTGGGCAACAAGAGCTTCTGTAACCTAACCGAAACAGACATTGGTAAGTTCAAGGGCAACAATGCAGGAATGCACGAAGCCATCAGACTGGCAGCCCGTGCAAATTATCGTCAGACTTGTGTTAACTTGAAGGACGGTATTTTACAGGAAAGCTGGCACTTGAACAACTACTTCCTAAGGTTGTGTGGTGTTGGTTTGACCGGCATTGTAAAACGTCCCGACATGACAGGATACGATTATGAATATCTTAAGCGTACAGCAACTGCTGCCGCAGTTGGAATGGCCGATGAATTGGGTCTACCCCGCCCAAAAAACATTACATGTATCAAGCCTAGTGGAACCCTGTCCAAAATCATGGATACCACAGAAGGAGTACACAAGCCTCTTGGCAAGTACATTTTCAACAACGTACAGTTCTCAAAGTTTGATCCGGTAGTAGATAAGTTGCGAGCGGCTAACTACAAAGTGATCAATCACCCTACCGATCCTAGTGGTGTATTGGTAACATTCCCCGTCAAGTGGGATGACGTACCATTTGATCGCGTAGACGGCAAGGAAGTCAACCTGGAAAGTGCCATTGATCAATTGGAACGGTACAAGATGATCCAGACCAGCTGGACTCAGCAGAATACGTCGGTGACTATCAGCTATGATCCAAGTGAGATTGAAGGTATTAAGAACTGGCTGTTAAACAACTGGGATTGCTATGTAGGGGTAAGCTTCTTATTCCGTAGTGACCCAACCAAAACAGCCAAAGACTTAGGCTATCTCTACCTGCCGCAAGAAGTAGTAGACGAACAAACCTATCAAGACTACATTCAAAACTTATTGCCAGTTGATATCAACAATGCCAACAGTTTTGATGAGATTGTACAAGACGACTGCTCCACAGGAGCTTGCCCAATTAAATAAAGGAAAAACATGGAATTTACATTTAAGGTAACTGAACAAGAAGCAAATGCAATTTTGGCAGGTCTACAAGAACTACCTGCAAGAGTTGCAAATCCCTTGAGTCAAAAGCTACAACAGCAGGCCCAAGAGCAATTGCCTAAGCAAGAACCTCAAAAATGAAAAAAGCCCCTCAACTTGTGTTGAGGGGCTTTTTTCATTTTTTGCGCAGTCTTTTGTAATTCAGGTCTGCTTTGAGCGTTTTTATAAACAGTATAAAACTTATTGCTGCCAGTACAAAGTGTGACATTATTTCACCAACAACACCTAAAGTCCAGTAGCTCATTGGGTGTTCGGGCCCTACAGCCCACTGAACCACAATTGTGGCACACACAAACCCGCTGGTCAGGCCCAAGTACCATAGTGGAGTAATAACCCAAGACTTCAGTTCTCGATTGTGTATAGCAACATAGAGAATACCTATAAAAACTACAAAGTGGCTAACAAAGTTTAACAACAATGTCCAAGAGTTAAAAAATACGGCTAGGCTGGTAATCATTTTTTTACATCCTTGACTACTTCAACAATGTCTTTGTGTTGATTTTTCTGTAGGAAATTAGCTATCATACCTAATACAGTGTATGCTAAAAATCCCACGCAAAATCCGCCCATGAGCTGTGTTTCCCAATTATTAGATATACCAGCTATATCTAGCAGTGGTTGTGTAAAAACCATTGAACTGCCCACACTCATTCCGCCCCTCATAAATGCTTCACCAATTGTTTTAGGCTTGATGAAGGTTAAGATTGCAAATCCGCCAAACAGTCCACCTACCATGGAGGCGACTTTTGCACTTAAATAACCTGTTGGATCAGCCATAGGTCACCCTTTAATTGTTTTCACGAGCCCTTACAATTTGATCTCGCTTAGATTTGGCCCAAGACTGGCCACCGTCTCCGCCCCATAAGTCCCAAGCTACTCGCCCGGGGCTTGGAAAACCTTCTTCTCCACTGTTGAATCCTGTTGCTCTTTTGTCCACTTCATGACGACTAAAGAATGAATGCATTCTCATTACTGTACTAGCAGTCAAGTTTTCACGATTTACAAGTTGATTTGCTCTGGCCAGGCCGACACGGGTTCCACCGGAGTGGCCTTCTTTTTTCCACTTCAATGCACGCCGTGCTGCGGAGGCCATGCCAGTTGTAGGTTTGTAGGTTGTTGCTGCCTTTTCAAAGTAAGACTTTTGAGAATCTTCGTCCGGCATGTCTTCGTCATGGTCTCCGTTGCCTTCCATTTCCCACTGATCACACACTCTGATGGGACTCACAGTCATATTCCAACGACTACAGTACCAGACCGGCATACCGTCAATGTCTGTAAACTTGGGAGTGACCGGTAGGTCGCTCTCGTTCCACTCACCGACCGGACCCTCAATGATGCAGTCTAGGGTTTCTGGTGAACGATCGTGGTGATGACAACTGGCACATACCCTCATACGGGCTTGGCCTTCACTGACACCCCAGACTTCTTGTTTCAGTTCCCAGAAGTCGGGATTGTTGTCACGAGCCTCGGCAGGTCCGTAGTTGGCGTATTGAACCGCTGCCAAGTGGTTGCTTAAATTAATATCTGGATACATTGTACCCACTGGACACAGTTCTTTGGCCATTTCACTCTCAATTCTTATAAGCTAAAATTATAGATTTACACATTTTGCTTCGTACAATGTCGCTGTCCAAGAAGCGGACAACTTCAATGCCGGGTATGCCTTCTAGTCTGGTGACTGCATCTGTTAAACCGCTGTCATTACCAATATCACTCTGTTCATGGTCGCCGCTAATAATCATTTTGGTATTGCGACCAATACGACTCAACAACATTTTGAATTCTGTTTTTGTAGCGTTTTGAGCCTCATCTACTAACACAATGGCATTATCAAAAGTGGCACCTCTCATAAAGCCCAGTGGACGTGGTTCAATGGCTTTGCTCTTCAAAGCATACTCGTAAAAACCACTACCCAGTGACCGTTGGAACACCTGATCAAAGGGATCTAGGTACGGTTCGTATTTTTCTTCCAGTGTGCCGGGTAGGAATCCCAGACCTCTGCCAGTTTCTACGTTAGGTCTGGTTAAAATGATCTTTTCCACGCGACGGTGAAACAGTTCACTTGCAGCATAGCTTGCAGCCACATAGGTTTTGCCTGTGCCCGCACTTCCAATACCAAAAACAATTTCATTTGTCTTTATAGCATTTAAATACGTTTCCTGTATATAATTTAGTGGTTTTACTTCCTTAAATCCTGTTCTGGTCAAGAACTCGGATTTAGGGGCTTCACTTGCTGCTCTGCGAGCTTTCTTGCCACTTGAATTTGCCATAGATTTTGAAGGTTGGTTGAAGAACACCTAAAGAAGAAACTTGCCTTCTGCTAGGCGGCGACGTGTTAACCCATTTAACACAATGCCTTGCGCTTTATTCCATTTTTGTATTTCTTCG